GTTTCAGAAGCCCCGTAGCGCTCTTTGTGGCGCTCTTCGCGCTGGTGCTGGTCTTCGCCGCTCCGCCGGTCTTCGCGGTCGGGAAGCCGCAGATCAACACCGACATCGGTGCCAGCATCACGCACGCCACGGCCGACACGACCCTCGATTATTCGACGGTCGGATGGCCGGGTGCGGCGATCTGGTGCGCCTACAAGGGAGACTCCGCGACCGTCTCGGTGCAGGGATCGATGGACGATACGAACTGGTTCACGATCGCCACGAAAGTGTGCGTCGGGACGACGAGCGCGATCGCGTTGGTCTGGTTCGCCGATGTGACAGCGGGGGGATCGACAGCCTCAAGTTATGGGCTCATGCCGATGCCCAACCACGCTAGGGTGATCGTGAACGATGGGGACTCGGCGACGAACCTCACGCTTACGCAGACATACCTACTCAGGCTGGCGAGCAACTAAGGCTCGCGGCCGTTGCGCTTCTGGCCGACTCGTCAGCGGAGCGTGGGAATCGCTTCGCAACCCGGCCCGGGCCCGACCCCCACCTCGGACCCGGGCCCTCCGGCGCTTTCGAAGAGCGTCGGCCCGCCGCGTCACGGTAAGGCGGGAACGAAGCGAACGGCATGGAAGTCCTACTCGGCCGGGGAGCTTTCGGATCTCACCTTCGCCTGGAGTTCCACTCCTTTCACGATCGATGAGACGTTGCGGGTCCAACTCCGCCGGTTGCGAGCCCGATCCCGGCAGCAGATCGAGAACAACCCCTACGCCCGGCGTTTCGTGCAGTCCTGCCGCTCGAATATCGTCGGTCCCAAGGGTCTCACGCTTTCCTGCCAGGCCCGCGACCCGAACGGAACGATCGATACCGCAGTCAACCGACTGATCGAGGAATCCTTCTCCGAGTATCTCCAGACGAAGGCCATCGACGTCGGCGGACGGATGACGGGAATCGAACTGCAGAACCTCCTGGTCTCAACGGTCGCAGGCGACGGAGAGGGGCTGCTCCGCCGGTGGGTCGGACCGAAGTACGGCGGGAAATGGGGGATCTCCTTCCAGTCGATCGATCCGGAGATGCTCGACGTTGACCACTTCGAGGAACTGAGGAACGGGAACATCGTTCGGATGGGCGTGGAGATGGACGCCCTCCGCCGGCCGGTCGCCTACTGGTTCCGGGACACGAAGGATCGGCCGGACGGGAGCCTTCCGCTCGGTGGGGGCCCGGCAGGATCCCGCATCCGAATACCGGCGAGCGAGATCACGCACGGATACCTGATGGAGAGGACGAACCAGAGCCGCGGGATCCCTTGGCTCTCGACCGTCCTTCCTCGGCTGAACATGCTCAACGGCTCCGATGAGGCCTCCCTCGTCGCTGTTCGCATGGGCGCCTCGCAGATGGGCTTCATCACCACGCCGGATGGGCAGACCGACGGCGACGCCGGCGAATCTCCGGAAGCGGAATCGATCGAGGAAGTCTCTCCGGGGCAGATCAAGAAACTCGCCGAGGGCGAAACCTTCAACTCGTTCAACCCCGACTATCCGCGCGGTGAGTATCCCGAGTTCCAGAAGGCGATGCTCCGGGGCGTGGCGGCCGGATCCCTCGTTTCCTATCCCGTGCTGTCGCAGGACTGGATTGGACCGACCTGGACGAGCACGAGGACGGCGCTTCTCGAGGAGCGCGATCTCTGGAAGGTCCTGCAGGAATGGTTCGCCTACGCGTTCATGCAGCGGATCTACCTCGAATGGCTCGAAGTGCAACTCATTCTCGGGAATCTGCGGCTCGGTTCCGGGGCCCTCTATCCGGATCGGCAAGCGAAGTATGAGCGCATCAGCTGGAGAGGTCGCCGGTGGGAGTGGGTCGATCCGCAGAACGAGATGGCGGCCGCGAAGGAAGCGATCGCGCAACGCCTAAAGTCCCGCTCCGGTCTGATCCGCGACATGACGCAAGAGGATCCGGAGGAGGTCTGGACCGAGATCGCCGACGAGGAGGCATTCCTCACGAAGCTCGGCCTCTCTCTGCCAGCTGCCACAGCTTCGACTCCGGCTCCAGCCGATCCGGCTTCCACAGAAGACAATCCGCCGGCAAGTGTGGCCGCAGGAGGGAACGCGAATGCGTCGCAAGATTAACCGAGAGTTGTCGCGCGACGAGATGATCGCGCTCGGCGTTTGGGACAAGACCGGGAAGCCGATTCCGCTCCATACGCCGATTGCCTCGCTCCTGGACGTTCCTGGCGGCGAGAAGGAAGAGGAGAAGGCACAAGCGGAGGGCGCCCCGCGCCAGTGGCTCGATGAAGCTGCCCGAACCGTGGAGCTGTCGTTCTCTTCCGAGGATCCCTACGAGCGGTGGTTTGGGATCGAGATCCTCGACCACGGCCAGAAGTCCGTTCGAATGGGAAGACTTCAGTCGAAGACTGCGGCCTTCCTCCTTCAGCACGACGTAAATCAGCAGGTCGGCGTCATCGAGAAGGCCGCAATCCGCAACCGCCGGGGAACGGCAGTGGGGCGCTTTGGACCAAGCGCCTTGGCGGAGGAGATCTTCCAGGACGTGCGGGCCCGCGTTCGGAGCCTGACATCGGTCTCCTACATTCCGCACCGGATGGTGCTCGAAGAGGAGAGCGACGAGAGCCCGAATGTCTATCGAGTGACCGATTGGGAGCCTCTCGAAATCTCGATCGTCGCCGTCCCCGCCGATGCGACCGTGGGAATCGGTCGCGGCGGTTGGCCGACTCCGATGATCGAGGAGGAGAAGAAGGAGCCCGCAAAGGAGGAGTGCGTCATGCGCTTTTGTGAATTCTGCGGAAAGCCGAAGGACGAGTGCAAGGGGGAGTGCGAGGGCGCGCGTGCGGCTCGCGCGGTCCCGGGCGGGTCCGTCCCGCCGCCTTCGCCTCCTCCGGCTCCTGCACCCATCGTGAATATCGAGGAGGCTCTGTCGCACGATCGACGGAGGACCTCCAACATCCTCGCCCTGGGCGAGAAGTGGGGCGAGAAGGAATTCGCGCGAGAGGCCGCCAACGGCGGAATGTCTCTCGACGAGTTCGGCCGGAAGCTGATGGAGAAGGTCGGCGCAAAGCAGGTTCCGATGTCCCCCGAGGCTCCGATGCTCGGCATGTCGGAAAAGCAGCTCCGCCGGTTCTCCTTCTTCCGGCTGCTCCGCCACCTCTCGGACAAGACGAACCCCAAGCTCGCGAGCGAGGCGGGCCTCGAGATGGAGGCTTGCAGGGAGTGGGCGAAGAAGTCGGGCCGGGACACCGCAGGCGCGCTGATCCCTCCGGACATTCTCTTCCGCGCTCCCTGGCTCAAGACCGGTCAGGATGGTCACCTCGAGCGCGCGCGCATCACCGAGGCGGGCGAGGGCGCCGACCTCACGCCGACCGAGTACGCCGGCGAGGCGTTCATCGAATACCTGCGCGCCTCGACGCCGGTCCTGCAGAACGCGACGATCTTCTCCGGCCTGGTGGGTGATCTCCTGATCCCGCGCCAGAACGCGGCCGCGACGGCGGCCTTCACGCAGTACGAATACACGGCTGCGTCTGAGTCGGAGGCCACCTTCGACCAGATCCTCATGCAGCCGAAGCGGATCGCGGCCTACTCCGAAGTCACCCGGCGCACTCTGCTCCAGGCGAGCCTCGGAGTGGAGAATCTGATCCGCAACGACCTGGTGACGGCCGTCGTGCAGAAGCTTTGCCAGGTCCTCATCAACGGGAAGAACACTTCCTACGAGCCGGTCGGGATCCTCAATACTTCGGGGATCGGTTCCGTGACGGTCGGCGGTGTCGCCCTCGGATGGGACGACGTCGTGAACCTCGAGACCGAGGTCGCGATCGACAACGCGCTCACCTCTCGGGCGGTCTATCTCACGAATCCGAACGTGCGCGGACAGGCGAAGCGGACCGCGATCGTCTCCAACTATCCGGAGATGCTCTGGTCGCGCGAGAACTCGGCGAATCCGCTCAACGGCTATCCGTGCCTCGTCACGACGAACGTGCCGAAGAACCTCGGAACCGGGACGAACCGCTCGGCTCTGATCTTCGGCGACCTCTCCGCACTTCTGGTCGCTTTCTGGGGTTCGATGGAGATCCTCGTGAACCCGTACATCCTCGACACGATCGGCGTGATTCGGCTCGTGATTCAGCACGAGGCGGACTGCGCTCTCCGGCACGTGGAGAACTTCGCAGCGGCGGTCGACATCGACCACGCGGCCTAGGCGATCGGTTCATGACCGGCGGGAGGAGGGTCGGCTGCGTTCAGCCCTCCTCCTCGGGACACGCCGAGAAGGCGAGAAAGGCAGTTTGCAAGATGCGAGTGGTGATGATTCGAGAGACGGTGGGAGAGCAGATGGATCCGGCCACGGCGATGCTCGAAAGACTCAAGGTCGGAGGCACGTACGAGGTTTCCGATCGCTTCGGGCGCTG